GCAAGTGGAGACCCTAAGAAGATAGATAAACTAAAATTAGAACTTAAAAGATTAAATGCAATTGGTGGTGCTAAAAGAATCGTACCAATCGAAGGAATTGTATTTGTATATAACGGACAGACATTCAAATTAACAGGAGCATTCGCCTCTCTGAATCAATTATTGGGTATTTTTTACGCATAATTTATTTTATATATACTTATATATATATTAAAATAAAAACCTAATATATAATAATGGCAAAGGAATTTAATAAAAAGTTTATGCATCCAACTCGTAGGAAGTTGGTGGATATGGTTATGACCGGTGGTGAATATGCTAAAAACACCACAGTTGGATGGGAAACCGCTAACGTAGAACGAAAGGTTGGTGATGTTTGGGAAGATGAACATCATAGATATGAGAAAAAAGAAGGATTCACAATGAAAACTTCTAAAAACTCTGAAGCATTTGATGAAATCAGAAAATATATAGCAGAATTGGAAAGATGCTCTAATCCAGATTGCACTACAATAAAGATTAATAGTAATCACAAGAAGGTTATTAAAAAAACTGGATATTGTATCAATTGTTTAGCGGAAAGAGAACATAAAGTACGAGTTGCCGGAGTATGGGAACAATATGAGGATTATAAAATATACACTCGTATGATAATTGATGGTAAAATAAAATTAGAAGAACTCCAACAGGCACACGATGATGTGAAACCTTATTATGAATATATTAATGAGGATGGAACTACGGAAAAATGGGAATTACCAAATTCAGTAGAAAATACTCGTGCTGAAATAATGGAAATTATTACAAATGGTAAAGCAGAGTTACAAAAAGTAGAAGAGTTCCGTAATAAAGCATTTGAAATTTTAAAAGAACATAATTGTGAACATTACGTTTAATACAAAACAATAATGGCAGGAACTTCTTTAAAAGATATAATAAAATTAGAATACCAACGATGTGCTGGTGACCCTATATACTTTATGAAAAAGTATTGTATGATTCAACACCCTGTCCGCGGTAAAATACCATTTCATTTATATCCATTTCAAGAAAATACACTAACACAATTCAAAGACCATCGATATAACATCATTCTAAAATCTCGTCAAACTGGTATATCTACCTTAACTGCGGGATTTGCATTGTGGAAGATGTTATTTAATCAAGATTTTAACGTATTGGTAATTGCAACTAAACAAGAAGTTGCTAAAAACCTTATTACTAAAATTAGGGTAATGAATCAATATTTACCTAGTTGGTTAAAACAAACAACAGTTGAAGATAATAAACTTTCGTTACGATACTCAAATGGTTCACAGGCAAAAGCAACTTCTGCAGCAGGTGATGCTGGTCGTTCTGAAGCACTATCCCTATTAGTATTTGACGAGGCAGCATTCATTGATAATATTGAAGAAATTTGGATATCTGCACAATCTACTCTATCAACGGGTGGTAATGCAATTATTCTTTCTACTCCCAATGGTGTGGGTAATTTCTTTCATAGGACTTGGGTTGGGGCAGAGGATGGAACTAATGGATTCAATACAGTCCGTTTACATTGGACGGTTCACCCTGAAAGAAATCAAGAATGGAGAGATGAACAACAAGTACTTTTGGGAGCAAAGGGTGCAGCACAAGAATGTGATTGCGATTTCGTATCATCCGGTGATAGTGTCATAGACCCACAACTTCTAATGTTTTATAAAGAATCTTTTGTACAAGAACCATTGGAAAAAACTGGCTTTGATGGGAATCTTTGGAAATGGGAATATCCCGATTATCAAAAATCATATATGGTTGTTGCGGACGTTGCACGTGGAGATTCTACGGATTACTCCGCCGCACAAGTAATTGATATTGTTAATTCCGTACAAGTAGCAGAATATAAAGGAAAATTAGATACAAAGGATTTTGGAAATTTCTTAGTTTCCTTAGCAACTGATTATAACGAAGCACTTTTAGTAATAGAGAACGCAAACATTGGTTGGGCAGTTATCCAGCAGGTAATTGATAGAGGATATAAAAACTTATTCTATATGAGTAAGGATTTAAAGTATGTAGATGTAGAACATCAGATGCATAATAAGTTTAGGGCGGAAGAAAGAGGTATGGTTGCAGGATTTTCAACCACATCTAAGACAAGACCTCTAATTATTTCAAAATTAGATGATTACTTCAGAGAGAAATCTATCACCATACGTTCTAATAGGTTGATAGAGGAGCTTTTTACCTTTATATGGAACAACAATCGTGCGGAAGCAATGAGGGGATACAATGATGACTTAGTAATGGCGTTATCGATTGCTTTATGGGTGAGAGATACCGCATTGAGATTAAGACAAGAAGGAATTGATTTAACTATCAAATCATTAGGTGGAATTCAACAACAAGTACAAGAATCTGGGTTCTATGGTGGTAGTTCAATGGATGACAATCCGTGGTCAATGAGAGTGGGTAATCAAGACGAAGATTTGACTTGGTTGATTAAATAAAAAATTCAACATATTTATAGTGTATAATAAGATGCACTATTAAATAATATAATTTTAATATAAAAAATAAAATATGGCAGATACTACATTTTTCAATCGGTTAAAAAAACTTTTCTCAACAAAGGCAATTGTTACTGTCGATGCTAGTGGAAAAAGAAAAGTTTTTGATGCGGAGGAAAGACAACAAACAAATCTATCTTCACTAAAAGATAGATACACAAAAATACAAAAATCTTTTTATGAACAAGCGGGTGGTGCACAATCAATGGCATACGCTCAAGTTCGTAGAGAAGTATTTAGAGATTTCGATGCAATGGACCAAGACCCAATTATAGCATCTGCATTAGATATTTACGCTGATGAATCTACCCTTAAAAACGAATTTGGTGATATTATAACAATACGTTCAGATAACCCTCGTGTTCAAGAATTATTAGAAAACCTTTTTTATGATATTCTTAATATTGAATTTACTTTATGGCCGTGGGTTCGTAATATGTGTAAATATGGTGATTTCTTTTTAGGACTTGAAATTGCTGAAGGTAAAGGTATAGTAAACGTTACTCCACACTCACAATATAATACTGAAAGAATAGAAGGACACGACCCTGAAAATATATCACTTGTTAAATTTAAAGTACAAGAAGACCCAATCGGTAAAGTAGAGTATGATAACTTTGAAATGGCACATTTCCGTTTATTATCGGATACCAACTGGTTACCTTATGGTAAATCAATGATTGAGAATGGTAGAAGGTTATGGAAACAATTATCTCTAATGGAAGATGCGATGTTAATCCATCGTATTATGAGAGCACCTGAAAAAAGAGTGTTTAAAATTGATATTGGTAATATTCCACCAACCGAAGTTGATAACTACATGCAAAAGATTATCAATAAGATGAAAAAAGTTCCATTCTTAGATAAGACAAGTGGTGATTACAATTTAAAGTATAATATGCAAAACCTTACGGAAGATTTTTATCTACCGGTAAGAGGTGGTGATAGTGGAACTGCTATTGAAAACTTAGCAGGATTAGAATATGCTTCAATTGAAGATATTGATTACCTAAAAGCTAAATTATTTGCTGCATTAAAAATTCCTAAAGCATATTTGGGATATGATGAAAATGTAAATGGTAAAGCAACCCTAGCAGCAGAAGATGTTCGTTTTGCAAGAACAATTGAAAGAATCCAAAGAACAGTTACCTCAGAATTATCTAAAATAGCAGTTATCCATTTATATGGTAATGGTATACAAGATTCTGAAATGACTAACTTTGAAATTGGATTAGTTAACCCATCTACAATCTACGAACAAGAGAAAGTAAACCTATGGAGTGAGAAAATTCGTTTAGCAACTGATATGGCTGCATTAAAGATGTTATCTAAAGATTGGATATATGAAAATATATTTAAATTATCAGAAACCGAACAAACCGAACAAAGAGGTAAAGTGGTTGAGGATTTAAAGGATGTATTCCGTTACAACTCAATAGAAAATGATGGTAATGACCCTGCAAATCCTCCAAAACCAACCGATGTTGAAGAAAGTTTGGAAAATCTTAAAACAGAATTGAAGGATAAAGGTGGTAGACCCCGCGAAGGTAATACTTATGGTAAAGACAAACATCCTTATGGAAGAGACCCATTAGGTGATGATGAGAGAACTTCAAAGAGAAGTAGAACATCTGAAACAAAAGCAATGAATTACATCAATGGGATTTCATCAAAAAAGAAATATTTACACGAAACTAAAGATATGTTAGATGAAACTAATATTATCGATGATACGGAAAATTAATCTAACTTAGAATTTTTTATATTTATATATAGAAATTTGAGTCTATCAAAATAAGGATTTAAAATACAATGAAAAAAATTAAACATTCGAAATTTAAAAATACAGGGTTTTTATTTGAACTCTTAACTCGTCAAATCACATTGGAGATTTTAAATAATGCTCCAGTTGAGAAGGCTAAAAAAATAGTACAAGAATTTTTTGGTGGTAAAACCGAATTAGCAAAGGAATTGCGTTTATTCAATTTACTTACAACTGAAAAATATAATTCAGAAAGTAAAGCAGAAAAATTTATTGATGCTATCATCGAAACTCGTACTAAATTAGATGAAACTAAATTATTAAGAGAAAAGTATAATTTAGTAAAAGCTATTAAAGAAAATTTCGATATTGAAGAATTTGTTGCCTCTCCTGTTTCTAATTATAGAGTATTGGCATCGGTTCATAAGATTTTTGAAGCAAAGATACAAGATGTAACTAATGTTAAGGATGTATTTGATGCTAAGATTACATTAGTAGAACACGTATCTACAACCACAGTATCTATTAAAAAGATTGAAGATAAATTAATGGAAACATATAAGAATCAAGAAAAGGATTTGAGATTGTTGACATATAAAATATTAGTTGAAACATTTAATAGTAAATACACTAACTTAAACGACGACCAAAAAGGTCTTTTAAGAGAATTTATTAATAATGTTAATAATACATCTAAATTTGGTGAATACTATGATTCACAATTAAAGAAAGTAGTAACCGAACTTCACAAATTACATTCCGAAGTTAATGATAAAATCACAAAAATTAAATTAAAAGAAACTATCAATGTTTTAAAAACACAAAAGATAGGAAAGAAAATTACGGATGAACAAGTTTCAGCGTTGATGATATCATACGAATTAATAAAGGAAATAACCAATGTCAGAAAAAAATATTAAATCTTTTATAGACGAACTTATTAAGGAAGTCGAAGATGAATTAGATGAAGCCAATGTGACAGGTAATGTTGATGGCTACGATACTCCTCATGCCTTTTCTGGTAAAAATTCTGATAAAAAAAGAAAAAAAACTGCAACACAATTCGGTTATACATTAGTAAATAATGATATTAACAATATTGATGAATCCATAAACGAAGACAAAGTTTATATTGATTTTCTTAATAAGAAAAAGGGATTCAAGCAAGATAGGATTAAATTTAATTCATACGAAGATGCCGTTAAATGGGCAAAGAAGAATTTTGACAAGTTTGACCCCGATATGATTAAATACGAATCAGTAAACGAAGTATCATTACAAAAAGGTAAAACTTATGGTGGGAGTAAATGTGAAGGTGGATGTTTTATCGGTAAAGAAGGTTTAAAGAAAATAATTAAAATATCTAAGGATTCTCCTAAAGATGTTTTTATGTTTAGAGATGATAACTACTCTGGATTACAGCCACATTTTATTAAAGATGGTGTAATTGCTAAAGCAAATACAATCAATCCGGCTTACGATTTAGAAAAAAATAAAGTAAGAAGTTTAAATATAGATAAAGATGTAATTCTTTCAGTAAGATTATTTGTATCAACAAACGAATCTATAACGGAAGCATTAAAACATCTTATCCACGTAGAAACTCCTAAAGAAATAGTATCAAAAGATGTTGTAAAACAAATTACGGCATTAGCTAAAAAAGGTGTTCGTTCATATGAGATTGGACTGAATATGGGATTTATAGGTAATAATAAAGCAGCAGTTGACGCATTTCAAAAAGTTAAAAATAAAATATATTTTGATTTAGATACAAGAGAGGGTGTTAATGAAGCATTAGACCCAAAAGCAGAAAAATTCTTAGATGCTATTCAAGTTAATGATAGAAGTATAAAAGATTTAAAGAATATTACGGTCGATGCAACCCCACAAGGTAATTGGTCAGTTTATTATAAAGGTAAACGTATGTTTACTCTTAATGGTAAGATGTTAGATGATAAAACTATTATGAAATATGGTTTGGAACATATGGATGAGAGTTTATCAGAGGGAAAGAAAATTCAAAGACCGGTAAATCGTTGGTTAGAATTGAAAAATGATGAATCAATGCATGCTAATAAGAAGTTAGCAACTGGTTTGAGAGAATTAAAATATCAATTAAAAGAAGTTGAAACTTTTTTCCGTTGGTATAATCAAATTAAGACTATGAATGAATTGAGTTCCGATACATTTTGGAAAAGAACGCACGGACATATTTATAAGATAAAGGAACGATTAATCAACATAGCGAAAACAATACAGGAGATAGAAAAATAATGAAAATATCACGTACACGATTAAAAGAAATCATCAAAGGAGTAATGACGGAAGAAAGTGAATATCAAGCATTCTTTCAAACCGCATTAGATAAGGCTGGAAAATCAATTCCATCTATGTCAGATGATGAAAAGAAAGCATTCTTTGATAAAATTGATGCAGCATGGAATGGTAAGGGTGAAAAGAATGAAGAATTAGTTGGTGGTCAAAAGAAATTAGATGTTGATAAAGACGGTGATATCGGTAGTGATGATTTAGCAGATTTAAGAGCTGGTAAAAAAGCAAACGAATCAGTAAACGAAGAAGTTAAAGATTGGGATACTGTTCATAACGTATTTGTTAAATTTTTAAAAATGAACACTAAGGAATTAGAGAAAAGAGTTCTTTCTAAGGATGAAGATGCAACTAAAAAAGCTATTGAATCTATTATTAGTGGTTTAACAAACGCACAACGCAGTTTAAAATTGAAATAATAACAATGACAAAAAAACGATTGTTAGATATTATTAACGAAGAGATAACCAAAGTAAAATGGGGTATCGTCAAAGAAGAAATCACAACTGAGGATGAAAAACTTATTCGTGATATTATTCGTAGAGAAGTATCTGCAATATTTTTTGACCTCTTTAAAAAGAGAAAAACGTGGGGAGCATAATGAAAAATTTATTAATAGAAACAACATTATTTGAAGGAAAATTGAATGAAGATTCAAGTGGTAGAACCTTAGTTAAAGGTATTCTTCAAAGAGCGGTTGCAGAAAACCAAAATGGTCGTATATACCCTAAAGAAATTCTAATGCGTGAAGCAAAGAAATACGAAGTTCTTATTAAAGAAAGACGTGCATTAGGGGAATTAGACCACCCAGATTCTGGTATTATCAACTTAAAGAATGTTTCACATAACGTAAAAGAAATTCATTGGGAAGGTGATGACCTTTGTGGGACAGTAGAAATTCTACCAACCCCATCAGGTAACATCTTAAAAGAATTATTAAGAGCAGGTATCCTTTTGGGTATTTCCTCTCGTGGTATGGGTTCGGTAGTTAACATTGGCGAAGGTAAAGTAAAAGTGGGTGATGATTTTGAACTGATTGGTTGGGATTTTGTTTCTAACCCATCTACACATGGTGCATTTATGACACCGGTTACGATGAATGAATCAGTAAATAGACAATTAAAAGAACAAGCTATAGTTTGTGGTGAGTATTGTAAGGCACAAGACCTTATGAGAGAAATCATTACTGAATTAGCATAAAGGATACAATATGGCATTTTCAATACAAGATTATCTAAGAGATAACAAAATAGAAATGGGTAGTATTAAGAAAGAAGTTGGTGATACACCTTTTAAGGGTGGTCATAACGATATTCGTAAGACTAACTATGAGGTTAAGATTAAAGCCGATGGTAAGTTAGACCTTTATACACATAAAACTGTATTAACTGAAACTAAAAGGGTAATTAAAGAGGCATCAGAAATTGAATTAAAAGAATTAGATTCTAACAAACAAAAACAAGTACAACAATTCTTAAAATTCTTTAATGGTAAAGTTATTACAATTTGGGATGGTATTCATGGTAATATCGCTGATATTGAAATGGCAGAAAAAAATTGGAGAATGGATGTTAGTGATTTGAAATTATTAATTTCACTAAAAATACGTTGGATAGAATTTGATAATAAAACAGTCTCAATAGGATTTTAAAATATAGGAACATCAACTAATGATTAAATTAAATAATTTACTTAACGAAGAAACGTTTACTGCTACTAATAAGAAGACCGGTAAAACATCGGTGTTCAAATCAAAGGATAGTAGAGATTCTGCAATCAAAGCAGGAACTCACTCAAAAGCAGATAGTAAAGGGGGAGATACTTCTAAAAAGGCATCTACTCCAACCGCAAATATATTTAATACTCCTGCAGCAGAACCTAAAGCGGATACACCAACGTCAGAACCTAAAAAGAAAAGACCAGGTAATCCATCGGTAAATAAAGATGCTAAGAAATTAGCTGAGAAATCAGGAATTACTCCACAAAAGTTGGGTAATGAAAAATATAAAGAAGCAATGTTTCAAGCAGCAGTTTCTGCACTAACTGATTCAAACTTCCATAGTGAGGCAAGAGAATTAGTAGCAGCGATTGAGGGAAAACCTGAATTTGCAAAGAAACCTGAATATCCGTCAATCAAAGACCCTAAGTATAAAGAGAAAATGGCTGATATTCGTAAGAATTCGGCAGATGGTTCGGTTTATATGAACGGAACTGGTGAGATTGATGATTATGGTACGGATGTATCACAAGCATCAGGATGGGATGGAGTCGATGCAGCAGATGGTATAGCATTTACATTAAGGATGAATGGATTTCATAAAGAAGCGGATTTAATTCAATCAGTATTTGATAATAAACCATATATGAAGAATGAAGGTAGACTTTCGTTATCAAAAATGGTAAATGAAGACCTATTAGATATAATTCCATACTTTAAGAAAAAAAGAGAAGCTGCAGCTAAAAAATTAGCTGATATACATTATACTAGAAAAGAGTTAGCATACAACAATGTTAAAGCAGTATATGATACTACTATAAAAGAATTAGATAATCCTAAATATTCACAAGATAAAGATGCTAAAATAAAAGCATGTAATGACTTGATTTGGACAATTGTATCAGGCGCACCTAAAAACGAAAAAATAAATTGGACTAAATTAAAAACATCATTTGATTGGGATGAATTAAATGAATTCAATATGATGGATGAAATTGAAAATACATTTGCAGACGTACTTAAAACAAAAGATACTACAAATGAAGGTAAATTCAAAAAAGATGATTTAGTATATAATACAAGAACAAAGACAGTTGGTATTGTAAGAATGGGTGATGATAAATATGGTGAGGTTAAAACCGATGCAGATGGTAATGTTAATGTTGACGAATTGGAAAAATATAATCCAATAAAGAGCAAACATCAACAAAATGCAAAAGTTGCACCATCTACTGAAAAGGAAGTGAATAGTAGAGGATTATTTAATCCATTTAAATCAGAATCAATAAAATTAGTAAAATTAGTAAAATAGGAGATATTAAATGATACGTTTATCAAAGATAGTTAAAGAGGGTGAAGAACCAAAAAGATTTTCTAACGAAGTAAAAAAACATTTCTTAGAAATCGTTTCTACATACAACAAGTATCAAGAAATGATGGATAGAAAATCAGATATTACTGAGATAGCAGAAACTTTGGGTGGTATTACCGATGCAGCTAGAGAATTGGCGGTAAACGAAGCAGATGATTGGTTTGATGCACATACTGTTAAACGTAATATGAATGAATTAACCAAATTAGGTAAATCATTTGACCAAGTTGCAATAGAAGCAAAGAACTTAGACCAAAGATTACATGGATTATACGAAGATATGGGTCATATCCTATCTCGTTACTATAAAATTGGTGAAATTTCTGAAGAACAAATGAGAGAACGTTTGGGATTGAGAGAAGATGGTAAATTACAAGGTGGGGAGAAAGACCCATGTTGGAAAGGATATGAGATGATAGGAATGAAACCAGGTAAAGGTGGTGCTCAAGTTCCTAATTGTGTTCCAAAGAATGAATCAGTAAACGAAGCGTTAGGTAATGATAAAGCAATGTTGGCATTAGTAGATATGTTATCTAACTCAATGGAACATTACGCTAGTGCAAATGAATTTGTAAATATTACATCTAAAATACCCGGTTTTGCTAATTACAAATCAGAATTAAAAGATGTATTTGCAAAATACTATAAAGTAGATGCAAGACAAAGAAACGATTGGAATACTAAAGAGTGGTTAAAGTGGTTGAAACAATGGCCATTAGAAGAATCTAAAACTAATTGTGTTGATTGTGGTAAAGTAAACGAAGATTACGATGGACCTGCTGTATTAAAAACTGGTGATAAAAACGCACTTAAAGTGGGTGAAAAAATTACTATTAATTCTGGTGGTAAGAAAAAAGAATATAAAGTAGTAAAATCAAATGGTAATGGTGATTTTGTTCTACATTTAGTAGAATCCGTAAACGAAGAAGTTTCTGATAAAAAAGTTGATGCAAAACTCATTGCAAATAAAATGAGAAAAAATCAATCAACTAAGGCTTTCGCAGATAAAGTTGAAAAAATGGGTAAAGTATCCCATAAAGATTTAGAAAAAATGTTACCTGATTACGTTTCAGGTGGAATAATTACAAATCTATTCAAAGAATCTATAAAAGAAGGAAAATTAAATGAAGAAGCAAAACCAATTTTAAAACCAGGAACAAAAGTAAAACTTCGCGGCGGTAAATCTGGTAAAATTGTTCGTTTTGATGGTAAAACACCCGGTTCTCCATTTTATATCGTAGATATTGG